TTCGGAGACATTCAAGCCATGGGCAAATACACGGCCAATGCTTTAAATTCTGCATTTACTTCTGGATTCCAGTTGATGTTCGAGCAATTGAAAACAGGGGCTCTTGATGTAAAAGCCGTGATGATGAACATGCTAGATTCGGTTTATGATGCCATGGCTAGGATTTTGGCTCAACGCATGGCCATGGGGATACTTGAATCGGTTGGAGGTATGTTCGCTTCCACTGCTACATCAGGTACTCAAATGGCTGGGACTGCAACAGCAGGATACCCAAATGCAAGTCAAGTTGGCCCCACACAAGCGAACGGCATGTTTAAATCTTCGCCCCAGTCCATCCAAATCATAAACAACAGCGGCGAAAAACTTGAAGTCACACAAGCTAAATCCAAAAGCACCGGCCAAGATCAGGTTGTATCAATCGTGATAGACAGCATAATGCGCAACAAGAACGGATCGCGTGACATGCTCAGAGGTGCCCTAGCTTGAACAATTTCCCGACAATAAAGGCTCCAAGCTTCCCATCAGAAGAGGATTACGTCCACAAGACCATTGCGACCACTTTTGAAAACGGCATTGAGTTTGCTCGCAGAACTTCGACCATTGGAAAGCATAAGTTCACGTTGACTTGGGAAAATTTATCAGAGACTGATTTTCAAACCTTGAAAAGCTTTTTTATCTCTCAGGGGGCAGAACCTTTTAACTGGACTCACCCAGTTTCAAACGTTACTCACAAGGTCAGGTTCCCAATGGGAAATTTGGCGTCTAAGCATATCCTATTTGGGCGTCGCTCTACCTCGATCGAGCTTCACGAGATACCCAATGCTTAGTCTTCCCGCTGGTTTAGTTTCTGCCAAAAATAGCTGGCAAGGAGATGGTATAATCATCCCAGTATTGAAGGTGGAAATTCCGAACATCCTTGTTATCCCAATGCGACTTGTTGCCAATGAGGTTGACATTGTTTGGAAAGATCCCGACACCGGCACCTCAGAAACATGGATTGCCTTCCCATTTGAGATTGACGATTTTGGGGAAAAAGGAAAGGGCGAGATGCCACAATTAAGCCTACGGGTTTGCAACATTGGCCGTTCAGTACAGGGATATGTTGACCAGGCTAATGGAGCTTTGGATGCGACCGTAACCTTGCATGTGATCAACGCCGCAAACTTGGCCGAGGAAGATACTTTTATCACCATGCAGTTTCAAGTATCAGGGACTTCTTGTGACGAAGAATGGTGCACTTTTACGCTGACGGCCACAGAATTTTGGAGGAGACAATTCCCAAAAAATAAATGTCTAAAGAACTTTTGCCGGTTCAAATTTAAGGATGTTTTTTGTGGATACGTTGGGGCTGAAACAGTTTGCAATAGATCTTTGGCCAGATGCAGAGCGTTAAATAATTCAAGTCATTTTGGTGGCTTCCCTTCAATCGGTTACGATGGGTTACGCATTGGATAAATACCTAGATATTCCGTTCGTAGATGGTGGACGATCTAAAGAAGGGTGCGATTGCTGGGGGCTTATCATGATCCTTTACCGCGACCTTTTAAAAATTGAGCTGCCAGACTTCCCAATATCGTCAGAAAATTGCTCGCAGGTTCACGATGCCATGGTTGGATCAATCAGAGCAGGCCAGTGGATAAGAACCGAAGAACCAAGCTACGGTGACATTATCGCGATGGCATTATCGCCTAGAAACTTGACCGCAATCAATCATGTCGGAATGTTTATCTGCAACAACAAATTTATTCATTCAATCCAAAATCAGCGTAGTGCGATATGCTCCTTGGATTCTATTTATTGGAAAAACAGGATTAAGGGATTTTACAGATGGCAAATGTAGTTTACGCCCCAAATCAGTTTAACCCAAACGATGGCCGGATCTTCACGCAGGTTTGCGAGGGGACGACCATTGGAGATATTTTAAAGCAGTACGAAGGCAAAGGCGTTGAGCTTGAGGCTATAATCAATGGCAAGCGCCATTCAAATTTAAATTACAAGGTGCAAAAAGAAGATCATATCACTATAGCGGTCAAGGTTGCTGGAGGTGGCGGAGGTTCAAAAGGAATATTGCGCATTGTTGCCATGATCGTGGTTTTGGTTGTGTCAATTTATGCAGGACCATTGGTTGGCGGAGCGTTAAAAGCGGGGCTTGGCTTGGCGCTTACGGCAACTCAGGCAACAATGTTGGGAACGTCTTTAATCATGATCGCCGGAACGTTGGCCGTCAACGCTCTAATAAAAACTCCGATGCAAGGAAATGCAGTTATTGGCGGTGAGTCTTTGGCCGATGGCAACACCTACGGCTGGGATCCTGCAACAAACCAAGTCACAGAGGGAAACGTTGCTTGTGTGCTTTACGGAAAAACAAAAATTACACCACTTATTATTTCTCAATATCGCTCCTACGTTGAAAATAAAGACATAATCAATGTTCTTTTTCATCTGACGGATGGCGAAACAAATACTGTCCAAGATATTGAAATAAATAATATACCGATTGCCGAGGTTTCGGACATTACGCCTTTACACATAAAAGGCGATATTGTTCAATCAGCCATAGCAGATTTTAGCGATGCCATCTATGAGATTCCAGTTTCCCAAGAATTGACGGATGTTGGTAGCACAATCACAATCAGGACAAATGGAAACGCAGTAACGAAGCTTGCTGTCGGGATGGTTATTCCGGGTGGGCTTTATACTTACGCCCAAGGATATGGCGAACTTTATACCGGATATTCAATTGAATATAAGCGCGTTGGTTATGGTGTTTGGGATTTATTCACTGGTTCAACTGATACGCACGTAAGAAACGTTTATGGGTCTTATCAGAAAGAATCTGGAAGATATTACAATTCAGAGGTGAAATACTATACTGCAAATTCAGCTGGAGATACTGACCCAAATAAGTCTTATCAAATGTACAATTCCTTTGTATCTGCTCAAGCCGCAGATCCAAACGGTACTGTTTTTCCAGAATACGTTTGGGTGGAAGACTGGCATGATGTAACAGAAGTTAGAACAGAAGGATACGGGTTTTACCATTCAGCAAAAACACCTGACACGCTAAAATTTCGGCATGTCATGGACGTTCAGATTGCCGGACAATATGATGTGCGCATCACGCGCCTTGTTGCCTTTCCTTTGATTTCTGGTCAAACTTCTTATGCAAATCGCTTGGGGGTTACGTTTATTCAAGAGATAACAGAGGGAATTTTTACCTACCCCTACACGTCAATGCTGGCTGTTCAGTCCATTGCTACCGATAAAGTTTATGGAGGTAGCCCAAGAATCGACCTTGTTTGTGATCGTGGAAATTTAAGGCATTACTCAGGAGCTTATGGCGTTGGCAGTCCAACTTTAAGGCCGTCCAACAATCCAGCATGGGCATGCTGGGACCTACTTACGAATCCGGTTTACGGGTGCGGGTTGAGTCCGACAAAGCTGATTTTATCTGAATTTACTGCTTGGGCCAATTTCTGCATTTCAAAAGGAATCGAATGCAACGCCTATTTTGATCAACAGATGACCGCCTTTGAAGCTCTTGGGATCATAAGCACTTTAGGTTATGGCACAATCATGCCAAGGGGCACAAATATCGGTTGCATGTACGAGGATGTTTCCCAGATGGTCTACACCTTTGGAATGGGCAACATCATCCAAGGCAGTTTCAATATGTACTACGTGGAAAAGCAGAACCGCGCAAATGTTATAGAATTAAACTATTTCGACAAGGATATAAACTACGACCGCCGAATATTGGTTGTTCGCAATGGCGAGACGGAAAACGAAAACGATGTAACGGCACCGATAAGCCTTGTCGGTTGCACAGATCGCGAACAGGCCAGAAAGTACGCAAATCGCCTTGTCAGAAGCAATATGTATAATTTGCGTATTTGCGAGTTCGATGCCGACATTGATGCCATTCATTGCCAAATTGGGGATGTTATCGGGGTTTCGCATGATGTTCCACAGTACGGATACTCGGGGAGAACGAAAATTTCAACGAATAATACTATTGACCTCGGTTTGAAGATTTTCTTAGAGGCTGCCAAAACTTATTCAATTTTGGTGCGCCACGACAACGATGTTCTGGAAAGCAAAAACATTGCCTCCCCTCTGGTCGATGGTGATTATCAGGTTTTGACTTTGGCCACGGGAACATGGACGACAAACCCCGAGTTCATGAGCACTTGGAATCTGGCCACGGTAGCCACGGGGATCAAGAAATTTAGGATCGTTTCAATCTCAAAATCACAAGATTTTGTGGCAAAAATCAAGGCCTTGGAGTACAGGGAAGAAATTCTTGAAGATGGCGACACAATCCCCGACTTTGAGAGCGACACCCTGCTTGAATCAGTGGTCGGCTTAACTGCTTACGTCAATTTCGTCAAGGGTTCAGACGGGGCAATTCGGGCCACGATAAACGCAGATTGGAGAGGCGTTTCAACGGAATGGAGAGTCAACGTTTCGCGCTCGGATGGCTACACAAAGCCCGAGTGGAATACTTATGTCACGCGCTCGGATTTTACCGTGGAAAATATCATCCCAAGGGCCACAGACAAATACCGCATTCGCGTGACGGGTTTGGATGGTGACACGGCAGAGGTCGAGGTAGATATGATCATCGACCCACCTGTTCAATTAACTGGAATTGAGGTAAACATAATTGACCAATTCGTAAACGTAAAATGGACACCACCATTCTCGGAAGCTCCTATCAAAAAATACGATATTTACAGGGGGCTGGACTTCTTGAATGCTTCGCTTGTTGGAAGCTCAAATTCTAATTTCTTCTCGTTTATGGAGCCAAATTTAGGAAAAAATAATTATTGGCTGGTTGCCGTGAATGAATTTGACGGTCGATCAATTCCGACAGCTTTTGAGGCAACCATTGAAGGCAATCCAAACTTTGAACTGCAAAACTCGTTTAATCTTCTTGGCACCGGAACAGGTGACGACTTCTATGTGGATGGTGACACCATATTGGGTCCTATTGGGGTGACGATAACCACTTGGGAAGAATCTGTCATGGATCTTTACCCAGTGGATTTTGCGACAAAAACCATGGACGACTTGATTGCCGATTACGGCTATACGACGATTATCGACATGCTTGGTTCGACTTCGGACGGACTAGGCAGTTATTCCGAAGTCATTGATTTAGCCGTTACGTATCCCAAGGCAGAATTTCGCCTTGCAGTGGAAAAGATCAAGGGGACCATGGGTTATGGCGTAGCAGATGCCGATACGACTTTTAAGGTTTCCAATGATGGAATTACGTTTTATTCAGATGTTGGGGCCTTGAATCAAATTGGGCTTGGCGTGCGTTACGTCATGGTAAATATTTCATTTTTAGGCGATGGCAACACGGCAATTTGGATTCGCCCGAGAATTGACGTTGCGACCAAGACGATTCAGCAAACTGGAAAATTGACGATTTCAGATGCAAATGCGGGCTTGACGGTGCCTTTGACGGTTGGATTCGTTGATGTTAACGGAATAAACGTAACCCCCAAGGCTACCGGACCAAGATACGCGGTCTATGACTTCGACGATGTACCAAACCCCACCGATTTTACAGTTTGGCTTTTCGATGAGAATGGGACCAAAGTTACCGGAACTTTTAATTATATCGTAACAGGAATTTAAGATGGCTGATTTTAACAATCCAAAAAACACAAATCCTCTACTTAGCTTGTTTGGCTATGTGCGGGACGGGTTCACGTCATTGGCCAAGATGTTCGACGGAACAACGGACAGCAATGTGCCGGTGGGGGCAAAAAAGATTGACGGGTCAACGAAGGTGGTTAGCCAGTGGAATGGGTCTAGTTGGGATGTGATCGGGAAGGTAAAAGAATTTTTAACTTCCGATTTCGCTTCTGGAACGATCGTGACCACGGTTGGAGCTACTGGGGCAGATGATAAAATTCCAAGCGAACAGGCAGTTAGGGAGGCAATTTCAGCATCCGCGGCTAGTTTTGCAGCCAACTTCACCCCAACATTCTATACAGCTACTGGGTATGTTCTCGGTGTAGGCTCATGGACACACGTTAATAAGGTGGGTAGATTAGTTACTTGGGCAGGAAGGTTTAATTTCTCTACTCTACCAACTGCTAACGGAGGTGGTAATAGCATAGTCCTAGACCTTCCATTTGCGGCTATAAGCCCCGGATCATTTAGCGGGACAAGTGGATCTGGGTTAACATTGGATGTTGGTAGTTCAATCCTTGTTCTCAGCCAAACATATACAGGATTGGGGACAAGTGTTTGGGCGTCGTTTAACGTGACATACTTTTCAGCATCTTAATGATCCTCCACCTCCCCTATCTCCCTTTCAACTTCGATGGCCTAGCCCTGCGCTGGGTCATCTTGGTTAAGAAAGGCCAAGACTCGATCATCCCGCATGAGATGGTCCATATCGAACAGCAAAAGCGGGTTGGATTTTTTAAATATATGTTTAAATATTTAACAAATTGTGATTTTCGCGTAAAAATGGAATATGAAGCTTATTTTTATGGAAGCGGCATGGATTTGATATGGGCGGTAAACATGGCCGAGAAATACCGCGACACTTTGACCCCATTTAAAAGATTGTAACCATCCATCTTCCACCCCATAAATCACATCTAAGATCATTTAAACGGAGCCAGACATGAGTTTTAGCCGATCAGACATTGCATTTCAAGGCGTTTTTTCATCTTCAACTCATGCTTTGAGTGACGCTAATGGGATCATCACGACCAACGCGACGCCTTTGGTGATTCCTGTAAAAGACGCAGACGGCAATGCGCAAACTGCTGGTTCTATCGCGCTTGAATGTGTGACTGCTTGTGAGATTAGCTTTGGCTCAACGGCCTACCACAAATTTAAGGCCGGTGAAAAACTGGTCTTTGATAGAGTTGCATTTACAGCGTTGACGGTCAAAACAGCGGCCTCCCAACTTCGCTTTTACGGATGCTATACCTAATGGGCGCTTCTTGGGGATCGCCCGAAGCGGGCACGATAATCAGCAAGGGATCGCTTGACGCGACTCTTGCGGCAAATCTACCAGTCAATAAGATAAATGGGGATGCTTACGATATTTCCGCGGCAGGATCTTTTGAAAATGATGCCTCGATAATTCCGGCCAGCGCATATTTCAGCGTTCCCGACCAAATCAGATGGAATGGGACAAATTGGGTAAAAATGGAGGCCGGTGATAATATCTCCGACGCCGCATTCGACGCATCTTGGGATGGAAACGTCAACAACGCCCCCAGCAAGAACGCAGTTTACGACGAGATGATTTTGAAAATGGACAAGGCTAGCAACCTTTCCGACGTGGCCAGTGTCTCAACAAGCCAAACCAATCTAAACGTTTTCTCAAAAGTCGAGTCCAACATTCGCAACGAAGAACGGAACTGGTATAAATATACAATCCCAGTAAATGCAGTAGACGGGCCTACAACGTATTCATGGTTCGAGCACTTCAAAGTGACAGCGGCAGAACCTTTCTCAGTAATGGTAAAGCGAGATGGTGAAGGCTACATGGTTTCGGATTTTGGATTCGCAGCTCCAACAACGCCAACCAGCAAAGAAATTCAAGACCTTTTATTTGACGC